GGGGGGGGGGGGTCGGGGGCCGAGCCGGACCGAGGGGGGCCGGTTCGAATACCGGGGCGAACGTTTCGAACGTCCGGTCGAGGTCATCGGCGCCCGCTCCTGCGGCCGATCGAGGGGGCGCGGCGGTGCACGACGGCGCCGACCCGGCCGGGGGTGCCCGAGGTCGAGCGGCGCGCCGCGTAGGACAGCGCCGAGCGGGCGATCCGCAGCCGGTTGCCCTCGGATATCCCGGCGCGCTTAGCCTGCGCCCTGGTCGGCACGGGATATTTCCAGCTCGAGCGCGGCGCGGACTTGGGCGCGTACACGAACGCCGAGCGGGGCAGCTTGCGGCGTTGCGCCGCGGTGAGGCTCACTGTTGGAACCCGGATCCGTGAATCGTGACGATCGTCCCGCCGCGCCCGCTGTTCGGTTCAACCCCGTTGATCGTCGGGGGCCTGGGCGGGGGGACGGCGTAGAACGCGCCCGCCGCGGTCGCCTCGCCAGCGGCGGTCGTCACGGTGACGTCCTCGGGCCCGTCGCCGCCGCCCATGTAGGTAGCGATCAGCGTCGTGTCGTCTATGACGGTGACGTCGCGGGCCTCATTCGGGCCGATGCGGACGCGGGTCACGTTGGCGGGCAGCGGGGTCGACATGTCGGCGCCTCCTCGACCGCTCCCCGGGCTATTGAACCTCGGGTCGAGGGTTGGCGTCCAGCACGGGGGCGCGTGCCCGCCCGTGCGCGGCAGCCGGGAGCGACTATGCGCCGCGCTACTATCGAGGATGATCGGGCGGGCACGCGGTTAGGGGCCAGCGTACAGCGGCGGCCCTCGGTTAACCCCATGTAACGCGCATGGCGGGTCACCTCCCCTCGAATTGGCGGCGCAGCATCTCGGCGTGTTTCTTGCACACCGGGACGCGGACCGCTGCGCCGTCAGCTACGGGCACGTAGAAGTACAGCGGGCCGTCGCCTGCGTCGTGCGGATCCTGGCTGACGATGCCGTCGCCTGCGTCCGGGTCGGGATCGAAATACGCGCACCACGGTAGCCCGGTCACGGGTGCGGCCGGTCGAGCCGGGCGAGGCGGCGCAGCGCCCGCCAGTAGCAGCCCGCGCGGCCCCGGCATACCGGCGCGTACCGGACCGGGCTCGACACTTGGGCGAGCATCCGGTAACGCTCCTCGGGTCCGGTCGCGCCGCAATATGAGCACGTCCATGCGACGCTCACGTGTCCGGCCGGTCGAGCCGGATCCGGTGGAATCCGAGCACCTCGGCGGGGTCGACGCCGGGCCGGGTGTGCCCGAGGATGTCGCGCACGGTCTCGGCGACCACGGCGCCGATAGCGGGGTCTTGATGCCCGGCGAGATGCAGCAGTGCGGCGCGGGCCTCGACGTCCGATAGCGCGACGATATCGAGGGCTGATAGCCGGTCGGGCCGGGGCGGGTTGAGGGGGTGAACTGACATGGTTGTTACGTCCAATCGTCCCCGGGTGGCCTGCGGGCTACCGGGGGGTATCGTGCGCTTGTGAGTGCTGATCATGCCCTCGACCCGGACGCTCCGGTCGCGCTGTATGTGCAGCTCGCCGGGGTATTGCGTGCCCGGGTCGAGGGCGGGCAGATCACCGGGCGACTGCCCAGCGTGATCGAGTTGGCGGGCGAGTTTCACGTCGCCCGTGATACGGCGGGTAAGGCCCTGCGGTTGCTGGCCCGGTCCGGGTATGCGACGGCGGTCCGGGGGCGGGGTTACTACGCGACGCCATCGGATCCGATGAGCACGACGGCGACGGTCGCCGGTCCCATGCCCGCCGTGTCCGACCCGAACCGCAGGTATCCGTCCTCAGCCGGGGCGTCGGGGTCGTAGACCTCGACTAGCCAGCGTTCGCCGCGCGCCTCGGCCTCAGTCGCCAGCCCGCCGTGTACGAGGGCGAGGGCGGCGCCTGACTCGGGCCGGGCGCCGGGTAGCCAGTCCTCGCGGACGAGCACGCCCTCGACCCAGACGCGGAACCGTAGCTGATCGTGGATCATGGCGGGCCGGCCCCTTCGGCGTCGAGGGCGGCGAGGTAGGCGCGGGTCGCGTCGATGACGCTGATGCCGCCGACCTTGCCGTGGTGCCACTGGTCGAGGGACCGCCGTAGGTCGGCGAGTGCCCGCTCGAGCGCCGGCCCGGCCGCCGCCACGGGGCCGACTTCGGGTCGGGGGGTTGGGACGTGGATCCGGGCGGCGTCGCCGTCGCCCCATGTGGCGCCCATCATGTCTCCCCACGCGCTCACTGGAGACCGCGCGCCGCGTTGTACGCGGCGACCGCAGCGGCCGATACGCGGCCCCGGTCTTTCACCTCGAGGTCGGGCCGCTCGGCCTGCGCCCATGTGCGGATCGCGTCGCGGTCGACGTGCACGTCGGGGGCGGTGAGCACGGTCTGAGCGGCCCGGCCGGGCGATGGGGGGGGGACCGCCCGGCCGGGAGTCTTGCGCCCGCGCTTGCCCTTGCCGCGGCCATTGCCGTTCGGCACGGTGCGGGCGGCGCCGATGTACGGGCTGAGCGATTGGGTGAGCTCGAGCAAGTGCGGGACGGATAGCTCAGTTTCGTAGTCCTGGCCGTCGAGCGCGAACCGTACCGTCCGCTCGGCCGGGCCGCCGTCGAGGTCATCGATCAGGAGTGTTTGGATCTTGGTTGCCATCGTGTGCCGGTCCCTTTCCGGGGTCGTGAGTGTAGGTCGTCGGGTAATCAACCCCGTGCACATAGTAGCCCGTGGGTTACCGCATGTTCAGGGTCGACACGGATCCGGTTACTTGCCGGGCTCGGCGGGCGCGGCCCATCCTTGCTCGACTAGGACGGCGGTTAGCTGTCGGCTTCCCCACGTGCGGCGGCGCGACGCGGGAATGTTCGTCTTGATCGTCCCCCCGGCGAGGTTGCCGACGCGGGGCAGGCTGCCGTTCGAGCCGCGCGGGACGATCGTCTTGGGCAGCGTGTTAGACGCTGAGGTCGACACGGTATGCGCGCCCTGCCGGACCACGGTCTTATCAGGATGGGCCGCCTTGAACGCCGTGATTACCTCATCGCTGAGCGTGCCCGTGCGACTAACTCCGGGGAATCGCGGGTCGGCCCTCGCCCACGCCCGGACGTCGCAGACGCGCGCCTCGTTGGCGGGCATGCGCTGGCGTCGCTGATAGGCGATCCGGGCGCGGATGTGCAGCGGTAGCGGCGGCGGGATCCCGGCGTCGAAACTGATCAGCGCCGCGGCGGCGTCGGGCGGCGTCCGGTACACCAGGCGATCACCCGTAGCCGGGCTGGTGAACCGGATGTAATCGCTGTCGACGATGGGTCGTGAGTCGGGGCCGAATCTCGCCTTGAGGGCTTGCACGATCATGCAGCGGCCCGAGTGCGATTCGGCGCCCTTAGCGCGGGCGTAATGCTCATCGGTGATAACGAGGTCGAGATACGTCGTGCCCTTGCTCATGACTTGCCGCCCCTCTTGGGCTTGCCGCCGTCGGGCGGGTCGTCGGGGTCGTCGGGTGAGTCGGGCGCGGTCATCTCCTTGAACACCTGCTGTATCTCGTCTTCCACGTCGAGCGGCAGCACGGGCTGATCATTGCGCGCCTCAGCGGCGCGGCGGATGAGTTTCTCAGCGGCGGGCAGGTCGGACGCCAGTAGCATTTCCGCGCGGCGGACCCGGATCGTTATCACGGTGTCGCCCTGGTCGTAATCCTCGGTCCCGCGTTTGCAGTCGAAGATGATCAGGGCGGCCCGCTTGCGCCGCGGGTCTTTGAGCAGCTCATCGGCGAACGCGACGAATGCGTTTGCCTCGCCCTTGGGCAGTAGCGCGGTCCCTTTCACGTCGGGCATGGTCGGGTGTCCTTTCAGAACGGGTAGTCGCCGTCGGGCGGGTGCCCGTCGGGGTCGGTGGGGCGGTGGCGGTTCTCGAGCTTGCGCCGGGCCTGCGCGGCGGCGTCGGACCATCGGGGGGTCCGGGTCGAGGGCGGGGGCTCGCCGCGGCGGGCGCGGGCCTGGGGCATCGGCTGGCCCTGGAGCGGGTGGCAGTTGGGGCAGCGGGTGAGCCGCCCGTCGGCGCCCTCGACGTGCCGGGTCGGGTCGCACTGCCCGCAGTGCGGCAGTTCCTCGCGGTTGAGTGCCGACCAGAAAGAGCCGTCGCCGTCACGGTCGGTCATGGCGCGGTCCCCCTTACGTTGCTGCGCCAGGTTGCGGCTTGTACTTGGCGGCGGTATTAGTTCTTTAGGTTTACGGGTCGGGTCGGGTCGGGTCGGGGCAGCGTGACGCCCGGCGTGAGTCACGGCGTGAGTCACGGCGTGATCACCTCATCGGGGGGCTTGTTCCGCTTCTCGAGCCAGCGTCGCCGCCGCTCGGCGTCGGCCTTACGGCGGGCTGTGACCTGCGCGCGGGTCGGATTCCAGTCGGCCCAGTCGTGAAACTGCCACCCGTTGCCGTTCGTCTCCCATAGGCGCCGGTCGACCAGATCCCGCGCGGCGCCGTCCGGGTCGTCGGCGTCCCCGGCGAACAGCCAGAGCAGCGACCGCGGGACGTGACCGTCGGTGAGCTGCCACGCCGACCAGTCACCCGCCCGCAGCCACATGGCGAGCGTGTCGTTAGGGATCCCCTCGGCTTTCGGGTGGGTGATGAATGAGTCATCGACGCGGAACCACATCGGTAACGCTCTCCTCTCACCCGCTCGCGGTTGTTAACAGGGTTATCCACACTCAGGGGGGCGCGGCGGGGGCGCGTATCCCGCCTCGACCAGCACGGGCATGAGCAGCCGGGTCCGCACGATGCACAGGGATTCGCCGACCGACCGCTCGCCGAAACCGGGCGGCAGGTACAGCAACACGCCCAGCTCGCCGCGCACGGGGTAGCCCTCGGCCTGCCGGGTCCACGCCTTAGGGCGCCACTCGGCGCCGGTCTTGACTTCCCACGCCACGCCGGGCGTGTTCTCGAGGTCCCGGCCGGGGCGCCCGTTCGGGGTTTTCTCGGCGTCGGGCCACCAGGGCGCGAGGTAGGCGGCGACCCATGCGGGCGCGGCGTTGCCCTTCGCCCGCGTGCTCACGGCGCCCACCATCGCGTCCGCCAGTAGGGCCATAGCGGGTCGGCGCAGTGCGGCCCGCAGGTGAGCGGGTCGGGCCGGTGGCACCAGTCGCAATGTCGGCGGATCCCGAACCATGCCTGCCGGGTCACCCGCAGGTCGGCGGTCATGAGGGCAGCTCGGGTAGCTCGACGGTGCGGACGCCGATCGCCTGTAGCAGCCACGTGGGGACGTCGGCGCCGTAGGACCGGATGAGCCAGCGCAGCACCTCAGCGCGGGTCATCGACCAGTGATCGGGGGGCCAGCGGGCGACGTGCTCGAACTTGAACGCCTGATAGGGCAGGGCGCGGTATCCGTCGTCACAGAAACAGTCGGTGATCAGCTCCGGGTCGAGGTCGTGATGGGCGGCCGGGTCGTAGGGCACGGGATCGGCGGCGGCGTCGCCGAGGTCGTCGCGCCATACGACATACACGGTCCCGTTGCATAGGGGGCACGCGGCGGCCGGGCCGAGCGCGTCGATGAGCAGTGACCGGGCGAGGTCGGCGGGGCCGGATCCGGCGTAGCCCCATTCCATCCCGGCCGGTGAGTGCCTGACGATATGCGGCAGCTCGTAGCGGTCGCCGGTCTGCTTATCGTGGGCGATGATCCTTACCCGGCCGCTCGCGTAGCGGGCGGCGTGATAGCACGTCGGGATCATGGGGCCGAGCCCGCGCAGCCACGGCGGAATTCGGACAGCTCGGGATCCCACTGATACCAGCACACGAGCGTATCCATCGGCATCGTGTCGAGGTCGGGGGTAAACCCGGTCGGGCGGTGGCAGTGGGTGCAGTGCCCGCCGTCGATGACCTGATCACAGAGCCGGAACACGGCGGCGAGCGGATGAGTCCCCGCGGCGCATTCCCACGTCCCGCCCCACCGTCCCGCGCAGACCCATATCAGCGGGGGTTTCTCCTCATCGCAATACCAGAGTTTGACCTCGGCGGCGCCGGTCGCGCCGAGCAGGTCGAGCGCGGCGGTGAGCTGCCGGTCCTCGACCGTGGCGGGCTTAGTCATGCGCGGACTCTCCTATCGCGTTGCACGATCATGCGGCCGATCAGCTCGGCGACCTGGGGGACGACGGCGTTACCGCCGTGCTCAACCATCTTTCGGGCAGACCCATCAGAATCTCGATCGTCAGCACGGGAGGTCGCCACCGACCGAGCGACGTGATCACGCCACGCACCCGCCGATGCATGGAAAGACTCGACCGCTGTCCGATCCCGTGTGCCGTAAGTCCCCAGCCGTGCCGACCCATGCTGAACGTCGGCGTAGGCCACAAGCAGCAGCCGTCGCCGCACGTGTGGTGCACCCACGGCGCACGCGGATAGCAGCGACCATTCCGCATCGAACCCGAGTCCGGCCAGGTCGGCGAGGATCCACCCGAAAGCGGTTCGATCGGCAGGGAGGTTTGCCACGTTTTCCAAGACGACGTAGCGGGGTCGTAGCTCGCGAACGGTGTGCGCCATTGCGGGCCATTGCCAACGTTCGTCAGCGACGCCGCGGCGTCGCCCGGCCTGGCTGAACGGCTGGCAGGGGGGGCCGCCTGCGACCACGTGAACAGGGGGTCTTGCCTCGCCTCGCCACCATCGGACAGCGGTTCGCGCGTCGTCATGCTGCGGCACCTCCGGGAAGTGGACCCGCAGCACGTCGCGGCACCACGGGTCGATTTCGACTTGGCCTATGATCGTCATCCCGGCGCGCTGTAGGCCCAGGTCGAGCCCGCCGACCCCGGTAAACAGCGATAGGACGTTCACGGGCCGGTCTCGCCGATGGCCTGGTTTACGTGGCGGATCGCGGCCGACTGCGCGGCGATCAGCGCGGGCGAGCCTACCGATTCCGGGCCGCGGTAGGCGGCGTTGACGGCGCGGGCGAGCGGCCCCGGCACCATGCGCCAATGCTGGCCGCACATCAGCAGGTGATCGGGGACCATCCGAGGGCATCGGCGGGCGGGGCACAGATGGGTCATCGGCCGGCCCCCGGCGATGCGGGCGCGCAGCCCGGCGAGCGTCCCCGTCGGCTCGACGTCGGCGGCGGCGTCGGCGAGCCCGGCGCGGATCCGTTTCTCGAGGTCGTCATCGGTCACGGCGCCTCGGTCTCGGCGGCCTCTTGCGCGTCGACCGCCTGAATCCGGGCGATCACCTCGCGGTAATCGTCGGCGACCTTGCCGAGCTGTTCGCGGCACCTCGTGAGCATCTTGACGTCGTGATTGTGCTGCCGGGTGAGGATCCGCACCTCATCGAGCAGCGCGAGCACATCCTCGGGCCGGACCGAATCGACGTCGCCGGTCGAGACGAATACGTCGAGCCGCTCGGCGATCAGCGCGATATCGCTATGGTTCATGCTCATCGGGTTTGCTCTCCTCAGTGCGGGCGATCGTGTGCATGGCCTCGAGGTTTTCGATCACGGTCCGGGCCTCGACGGCGGTTAGCTCGCTTGTGGTCTCGATGCGGTGGTCTTCTAGCCACCCGTTGATCAGGTTGAGCGCGTCGTCGCGGTTTTCGGGGGCGCCGAGATCGACGTCGCGTAGCGCGGCGTGGAGCCGTTTGCGTTGCTGGTCATTGATCAGCGGCGGGGGCGTGTCGTCGGGCGGGACCGGGCGCGGCGCGGCCTGGGCGGCCCGGTCGGGCACGGCGGCGGGCGGCGCGGCGGGTAGCGCGGGCATCGGCGCGGCGGCGGTCTTCCGTCTGGCCGTGCGCGTTTTCTTGGCGGCGGCGATGACGGGCGGCCCGTCGCCGTTACCGTCGGCGGGCGCGGCGACCAGCGCGAGCATGGGCTCGCCGCCCTCGATCTCGTCTATCAGCTCCTCAGCGGTGTAGGGAATGCCGAGGATGGCATCGGCGGCGACGTACCGGGCCGCCTCAGCGGTCGCGCGGGCTACCAGCATCGCGCCGGGATTCTTGCGCCACTGCCCGCGCTCCTGCCCGGGGTACAGCCCGGCCGTCTTGGCCCGGTCGATCGTCCATGTTGATTGCTGGACGTCCTCGGATCCGCCACGGCGGGCGCGGACGATAGCGCGGGTCGGCCCGGACTCGGGCAGCACCCAGATGTCGTGTCCGGCGTTTTGGAGGATCGCCCGCAGCGTGAGCGCGGACAGGGCGGGCGTGTTATTGATCACGGCGATGGAGCGGAGCGCGGCGCCGGGCTTGAGCCCCAGCTCGGCCCCGGTCATGATCGCCGCGGCGGCGGTCGCCGTGGTTGCCTCGAGGTCGAGCTGACCGGGGCGCCCGTCTTTCCCGTCGAGGGGCCGCCCGTGGTCGTCGCGGTGCCAGCGTTTCAGGGTGAGCGGCAGGAAGTCGGTTGGGGCCAGCGTCCGGGCGATCGAGGCGGCGGCCTCAAGCTCGGCGGCCCACTCGCGGATTGAGATCTCATCGGCGCGTGTGCGGCGCGCGGTCGTCATGTCGGTTAGTCCCCCCTAGAGTCAGGCCAGGGTCCGGCAGCTACGCCGACCCACTCTCTCCGCGCCTCCTCCTGGTGATAGAGCCATGCAAGATATTGGAAATAGGCCCACGTGTCGGGGCCGGTATCGACGGGTATCAGGTCCCACCCGTCGGCGCGGATCCACACGGCGGCGCAGCGCTCGACCTCGAGCCAGGACATCGGCCGCTCGCCGCCGTCCTCGCCGATGAATACCTCGGCATGCTCGTAACCGGCGAGCTGCATTGCCGTTTCTGGCCAGATTCCCGAGCGGCCTGTTTTGAGGTCGAGCAGCCACCGGGCGGGCGGGATGATCGCCCCGTCCCACGGGACCGGGCCGAGGTCGGCGATCAGGTCGAGCGTCCCGCAGTAGCGGACGGTCCGGTTACCGAGGATCAACTCGGCGGCGACGATCTTCGGCTCGAGCCGGTCGAGGAAATCGACACACGCCTCGACGTGCCCGGCTAGCTCCTCGGGGTAGGCGACCTCGGTCTCGCCCTCATGCAGACGCCGGGCGATCGCGTGCACGAGCGTCCCCCGGCCCGCGGCGGCGTCCCGGTCGGCCCACCGTGACCCGAGTAGCTCTTTCAGCCGGGCGGCCGGGGGCAGCTCGCCGAGCCGCCCCCAGTTGTCTACGGCGTAGTTAGCGACTTGCTTACCGGGGTACTCGACCAGCGCGCCCGACTTGAAATGACCCGTGATCGTGGTCACGCCGGGGACCTTGAGCCCGTCGATCTTGTACGAGTGATTCCGGCCGTAGTTACGGCGCGAGATCCCGTCGGCGGGGATGAGGGCGGGCGGCGGGCTAGGCATGATCGCCGCCCGGGTCGAGCAGCACGGCGAGCCGGTCGAGCGTCGCCTGATCGGGGGGCGGCATCGCGGCGACCGTGCGCCGCGCCCACTCCTCGAGTGTCTCCTCGCGGTCGGCGGCGGGCTCGGCGCTCATACGGCGGCGCCCGGCAGCAGCTCGGCGAGCGGGCGCCCGTAGACCTCGGCGAGCCGCGTGAGCAGTTCGAGCGACGGGTTACGGTAGCGGCCCGCCTCGAGGTCGGCGAGCGTCGGATACGCGATGCCCGCCCTATGGCTGGCCTCAGTCCGGGTAAGCCGGGCGTCATCTCGCCAGGCCCTTAGTTTCGCATGGTCGTATAGCGCAGCGGGCACGGCAGAGCCCTCCCATGTCGGCGGTCGTCGGGGTTAAGTCCCCTCGGGACCGCGGGCATGGCAGGGCGGGGCCTAGCTATGGGTCAGCGGCACGGGCGGGGACTGTGCTGCCGGTTTTTTACGACCTCCGGTGAGGCGGCAAGGGTCTTTAGCGCCCTCCCATTCGGGCGGTGTTTCCCCAGGTCGGGCGGGTCCTTGACCGGCCGGGGCGGTAACACACGGCCGACATTACATCGTGATAAATAGCGGGTCAACAGTAGGCGTACACCATATTTCGCAAACAGAAAGTAAAGACACAACCGTCGGTCAAACCGGACATATCAATGATCGGCACACGCCAATGATCGGCGCATACGCGGGCAGGCCCGTCCCCGGTCGATCGGGGACGGGCCTGCGCGGGGCCGGTCAGAATCTCTCGATGCTGCCGAGGGTCGCCTCGAGGTGCGCCTTGACGGGCGCGAACATGTCCGGCATGCGATCGCGAACCGTGTCGAGCCCGGCCCACTCGGCCCGGTCGAGGTCGACGTCGGTCTCATCGACGGCGGGCACCATCCGGTCATCTTCCGGTTGGCAGATGAGATAGATCATGTGCCGGGCGGTCCGGGGGTGCACCCGGCCGCCGAGCACGGCGACCGACTGGACGGCGAGCCCGGTCTCGACCAGCACGCGGCGGGCGGCGGCGTCGGCGGGCGACTCGTCAGGCAGTATGTCGCCGCCCGGAAAGGACCACGGCGGGCGTTCGTCGCGTCGGTGGCAGATGAGCACGCCGAGCGATCCGGTCACGATGGCGAGCACTACGGGCGGTTGCAGGGGTTGGGTACCGGGGTCCACGATCGGGTTTCCCTTCCGTTGGCGGCCTGCCCGGACTAGCTGGCCTACGCGCCCCGGACTGAGCCCGAGGATCCCGGCTAGCCGGGTCTGCGGGATGTGCCGCTCATCGGCTAGCTCGGCGGCGAACCACACGCGGAAGTCCGACGCGCCGTCGCTGATTTCCGAGCCGAGCTGTTCTAGGGCGGTCGCGTCGCGGAATGCGTTTGCTGCGTCCGGGTCTGATTGCATGGCGGCGCCGATCCGGGCCACGGCTTCACGAATGCGCGTCATCTCGCGGCGCACGTCGGTCCCTTTCACGTAAGCCACCATGACCAGCATGCTAGCCCCCCGGTCGGGCCTGTAGCCATCCGACACGCCGATAGGGGGTAGACGGATCCCAATAGGGGGCCTACAGTTTGGGTCGTAATGCCGAATGTGTCCCGCAGGCGGCGCGGCCCGGTGAGTAAGGAGGGCGACAGAGATCCGGTCGCGGTCGTCGGGACGGCAGCCCCGTGATTGACAAAGCGGCGGTAAGTGAGCAGATGACTCGACTTTAACCCGCTGCGGGGTTACTCATCCCATACTCGGAACCCCCAGGCGGCCGGTCTTTCCCCCCGGTGAAGCCCTCGACAGCCCCGCAGGCAAACGGCGGGGCGGCACTGATAACCGAATAGCACGGATTGTCCACGAAATCCCTCGAGCCCGCGGGGAAGCGGCCTCGGGGGCGAGATGACCCCCGGCCCCGGCCGACGCTTAGACAGGCACCTGAGCCGGGACCGGGGGTCAGCTCCCATCGTAACGAAAGGCACGCCGATGCCATACGGGTATAGATTCCAGATTGGCGTTCAGCGGGTGACTCAGCCGGACCCGAACGCACACCACGGCGGACGGTGGGGCGCACTGATCGTCGTGCTCGCCCTGGTCGCCGTCGCCCTGCTGATATGGCCAGCCCGCAACGCGCCCGCCGAGCCCGCCCCGGCCGCGCATATCGCCGCCGCGCCGACGCCGACGGCGACCGCCAAACCGGCGCCGAGCCCGGCCGTCGTGCGGGTGACCGGGCAGACCGGGGCCGTCTGTTTCCTGCCGGGCGGTAAGACGATCAGCCCGGTAACGCTGGCCGTCGTGCCCTAGAGACTCCCGGCGTTTTCCGCCGCGCAAGGGTCCTGCGGCGGGCCGGTCGAGAGCCCCCGGCGTCCCCGCTTCCCGGACGCCGGGGGCATTCGCTTTCCCCGGTCAGAGTGTGTATGCTGCTTTATGGTTCGCGTTGACAACACCGAAAGGACCATACACAATGCAAGACATGCCAACTTGCGTGATCTACCTGCGGCTTTCCGACTCCCGGACCGAGGAGGCGCTCGACGGGCGCGAGGAAAAGCTACGGGCTGAGGCGAAACGTCTCGGTTGGATAGTAAGCCGGGTCCAGCCCGAAAATGACGCGCCGCGCCGGGTCGGCGGGAAGATGGCCCCGGCGTCGGCGTTCAAGCGGCGGGCGGTCCGCACCGCAAGCGGCGAGATCGTGCGGGATCCCGACACGGGCAAGCCGGTCATGCGGGTGATCCGGCCCGGCTGGCAATCGGTGATCGCCGACCTCAAGACGGGCCGCGCCTCAGCAGTGCTCGCCGAGGATCTAGACCGGGCGTGCCGGGATCCGCGCGACCTCGAGGATTTGCTCGACGCCTGCGCGCAGACCGGGGCCTCAGCGCGGTCTCTCACGGGAAGCCTGATGCTGACGAACGGCGGGAACGACAGCGAGATATTCATGGCGCGGGTCATGGTCGCGCAGGCTCACAAGTCATCGAGCGACACGTCGCGGCGGGTCCGCGATGCTAAGGCCCGTTATTTCGGGCAGACGTATCAGGGGGGGCTGCGCCCGTTCGGTTACGCGCACGTCGCCGATACCGAGAAATATCACCGGACGCTGATGGTCGTGCCCGACGAGAAAGACATGATCCTAGCGGCGGTCGCCGACATTCTCGACCGAGACATCTCACTCGCCGCCATCACGCGGGATTGGCGGGCGCGCGGCGCCCTGACCGTGACGGGTAAGCCGTGGACTAGCCAGAAACTACGGCAAGCGCTCATTAAGCCTGCGGTCGCCGGGCTCGCCGTGTTCGGCGCATCGCTTAAACCCGCCCCGTGGCCGCACATTCTTGAGCGGGACACGTGGGAGAAACTTAAGGCCAAGCTCGATGATCCGGTCCGGCGCAACACGACGGGTAATGAGCCTAAGCACCTGCTGTCGATGATCGCGCGATGCGGTATCTGTGATGACGGGACGGTCCTTTACTCGATGGGCGTCGGGCACCGGGGCGGGCGCGGGTATGCGTGCCGTAATGCGGGCTGGCACTTGCGGCGTAACGGCAGGCACCTAGACGAGTGCGTCGAGGCGGTCGTCGTGGAATGGCTCGAACTGTACGGCAAGACGGCGCTTAAGCCGCCGCCACGGCAGGCGGGGATCAACGCGCCTGCGCTGCGCGCGGAGGCGGGCCGCCTGCGGACGGCTAAGCGTGAGCAGATGAGGATGCACTCGGCGGGCACCATCGATAACGATGATCTCGCTGAGGGCCTGCGCGAGATACGCGACCGGCTAGCGGTCATCGACGCGCAGCTCGCCGTCAGCGACCAGCCCGACCCGCTCGCCGAATTCCGGGACGCGCCCGCCCTCGCCGTGTGGCGATCGCTGACGCTGCCGCGTAAGCGGGCGATCGTGCGGTTTCTGGTCGAGGTGACGGTCTATCCGACGGCGCGGCGGGGGCCTGGTTTCGACCGGGCCTCAGTCGACGTCACGGCGAGGTATCCGGGGGGCGAGTCATGCTGACTACCGGGGAAAAGCTCGCCCGTGCCGAGGCGCGGCGCGTCGCCGCCGAGGTCGCCCGCGAGGAGCGGATCGACGCCATACTCGCCGCCGCCCCGGCGCCGAGCCGGGCACTAGTCGACCGGGTAACCGAGCTACTCAACGGGGGCGCGGAATGAGCGGCGTCGACCTCGGCCCCTGCGCTTACTGCGGGCTGCCGCTCGTGCCCGGCGTCGGCGAGGAGGCGCAGCACGCCCGGTCGGCCGGGCACGACGGGCGCCTACGGTATTTCTGCCCGGCGAGCCCGGACGCGCTACACCATGCCGAGCCCCGGTTTTGCGTCGAGACCGCCGACGGCTGGCAGCACCTCATGCGGGCCGACGTAGCGGCCGATGCGGGCCTCGACGTCGACCGGGCTTACTGCCCGGCCCACGATGAGCCCGCCGACGCTCTGTTCACGTGGGCTCACGAGGGCTGCGCCGGTACGTTCAAGTTTCACGAGCGGCTACCTAAGGCCACCGTGTACGCCTGCGCGGCGTGCGGTCAGCACCGGGTGCGGCAGGATGATCCCGCCGCGCACGACGCGATGATGCGTGAGCTTGCTAACGCCCTCATCGACGCCGCCGAACTCGACGCCGACCCGCCGCTCGCCCCGTGGTGCCGAACCTGCGGGAATGAGGTCAGCGCGGAGGGCAAGTGCTGTTGCTGGGGTCTGGTCGCCGACGCGCTACAGCGCTATCTGGGCATGGATTTCGACGGGGCCGCGCTGATGGCGTCTCAGATGTGGGACCGCATCGACCCGGCCGACCGCGCTTACGTGTGGGCGGCCCGCTACGCCGACGATCACGACGTGCCGACGTACCCGGACGAACGGCGGTTCGCCCCGGCTGAGGTCCGGGCACAGGATCACCTCAACTTCCCGCACGACGATCCGTGCCCGGTGTGCGGTCGCCGTCAGTGGGCGATCGGTGATTGGGTCGAGGATCCCGATAACCCGTCGGACGCCGAACAGCAGACCTGCGGGGCGTGCGGGTATGCGTGGACCGATGAGGAGATCTCCCGATGATCTGGACTGAGCAATCGTGCCTCGTGCTCGGCCCGGACGATCAGGAGGGCGGCGTTTACGTGTGGTGGAACGATGACGCCGACGCTGAGGCTATGGCGGTCGGCGGCCGGGTCGTTCAGCTCAACAGCGACCCGGAACACCTGTTCTCGGATTTCCGGCCCGGCGCGACCGGGCGGGCCGCTGAGGCGGCCGAGCAGTACCGGCGCGACGTCGGGGCGGCCGACACGATCGCGCGGATGGCGCAGCACATGTAGGCTCGGCCCCGTGTAGGTCCACGGAAAGCGGCCCGCCCCGACGTACCACGGGGCGGGCCGCTTTGACGTGCCGGGGCCTAGAACACGCGCACGTCGCGCACGTCGCGTGCGAAGTGATCCTGTAGGAACCCGAATCGCTCGGTCTGGTAAAAGACGTTCTCCTCGTGATGCCGGGCGCGGAACACCTCGACGCCGGGGCACACGTGGTTGACGAACACGAACTGACCGCCGCCGTAGTAGCCCTCTTGGATGTAGGTCAGCGTGTCGTCGCACCGCTGGTGATGGGTGGGTGCCGTGGTCGCCGCCGACGCCGACGCGGCGGTGAGCCCTAGGCCGAGCGCGGCGACGGCGGGCAGCGTGGCCCCGATGAGCAGAATTCGGCGGAACCCGCCCCGGATCTTGCGCGTCATAGTTGCGTCCTCTCATTGTTCGATCCCGCCCCCCGGCCCGGTCCTTACCCGGCCCGTCGGGGTCCAACGTGCGGCGCGGCCCTGAGATCGATTCTGCGGGCTCGCCGCTGCCGCGAGGGTACTCGCAAGCGCAGGGTCGCGGTCGGCGGTCCTGCGCTAGCGGGGCGCGTCCCGTGGCCTGTTCCGGCCCTTCCCACCGTAGCGGCGTCATCCGTCACCTGGGGGTTTCGATTTAGTGTCGGCCTCGACGGGATCGGGGATCCCCAGTTCGCGCAGGATCACGAGCTGTCGCCGGTATGACTCGTGCGCCATCCGCATTAGCTCGGCCTGCCCGTGGCGCCCGCGGGTCGTGAGCCAGAGCGTGCGGAACACGCCGACGAGTTGGGCGAGCCCGGCGATCGCCGCCCATAGCGTGATCAGGAATTCTAGGTGGACCTGATAGAGCACGTCGGCGAGCGGCGTCGTGGTGCCCGGCGAGATGCGCGGCGCCGGGGTCGGCGACACGCCGAGCCAGTGCACGGCTAGCCGGGCGGCGGGAACGGCGCCGCGTGGTGCGTGCCCGGCCGCCCGGGATGCGTAGCCGGTACGAACACGATCCCGAATAGCCACAGGTATTGCATGCCGCGGGCGTTCGGGAAGTCGGCGGGTTGCGACCAGAGCTGGACGCCTGCCCCGTTGATCAGCACTTGAGCGGTGAAACGGCCGGTAGCGATCGGCATATAGCATTCAGCCGCGCAAGCGAAGATCATCGCATCGACGGTGAACCCCGGCGGCATCGTGGCGATCGGCCCTGCGGGCGGTAGCGCGGTCGGCGGCTCGAAGGACACGCACCCGGTCAGGTAGCAAATGCCGTGGTGATAGTACAGCCGGGGCGTAGCGCCCGGGACTAGCGCGTCGCGCCAGCCGGGGGCCATCGTCAGCGGGATCCCGATGGGCGGGGCCTCGAATTCGGCGCGGGTGATCTCGCCGGGGTCGCCCTGCGGCCCGGTCGGCCCGGCCGGTCCCTGCGGGCCTGGCTCGCCCTGGTCGCCGATCGGTCCCGGCCCGCCCGGTATGCCTTGCTGGCCTTGCCAGCCCTCGAGACCTTGCGGGCCTTGCGGTCCTTCCGGGCCTACCGGCCCCGGTATGCCTTGCTCGCCGTCGGCGCCGGGCGGTCCCTGCTGTCCCTGCGGCCCGAGGATCGAGCCGATCTCGACCCATCCAAGCGGCGTATTGGTTTGCGACACGAACCCGTATAGGTCGCCGTCGCGGGGGTCGCCCTCGCGGTGATAGAGCAGCGCGTCGCCGATCCGGCACTGATAGGCAGGCTGGCCGGGCCGGTCCCAATCTTGAGGCAGAAAGCCGGACGGCGGTAGCTCCTCGGGTGTCCGCTGGATACCGAACTGACCGACGATGATCGCCGCCGCGCCGTCCTGACCGGGCGGCCCCTGAACCCCGGTCTGCCCGGTCGACCCCTGCGCGCCCTGCGGGCCGGCCGGGCCTTGCTCGCCGCGGGCGCCCTGACCGCCCGGTATCCCCTGCGGCCCGCCCGGCCCCTGGAATCCTTGCTCGCCGCGGGCGCCCTGCGGGCCGGGCGGTCCCTGCGCACCCGGCCCCCCGGGCGGTCCCTGCGCCCCAGGCGGGCCGGGCGGCGCCTGGAGGATCCCCGGCGTTATCCACGGCTGGCCGTTCGGCGACAGCTCGCCGACGAACGTCCATAGCGTCCCGTCCGGGTCGTAAATGAGCGACCAGCCTAGCTCGATCTGCGTGTCCCGGATCGGGCGGCCGAGCCCGTCCCAATCGGCCGGGATAAACCCGTCGGGGGGCAGCTCGTTCGGTTGGCGTTGCGCGCCGAACGTCCCGACGATCAGCGTTGCCTGCCCACCGGGGCCGGGCGGCCCGTCCGCGCCCTGCGGTCCCTCGGGACCGGGCGGCCCCATCGGGCCGGGTAGCCCGGTGATCACGTCGACCGCGCCGGGCGGCCCTGCCATAACGACGTCGTATTCACTCATGGGTCACGTCCGGTGTGACGGCTACCCGGCCGCGGACGGCGGTAGCGACCCGGCCGTCCGGCCAAGTCAGTTGCATATCCCATCGGCCCGTCGGCGCCGACCTCGAGACCTGCGCCGACAGATGGAGGGTAACGACGTTCGGTAGCGCGACCTCGACGGCGAGCCGGACCGCCGTAGCGGCGTCGGGATCGCGGCGGATCTGCGCGGCGACGTCGACCCCGGCGAGGTCGTAAGGCTCGGTCCGCTCGGGGTCGGCCCAGAGCCGGAATACCCACGTCCGGGAGTCGCCCCGGTAAATGTAGAGCGGCACGTCGGGCGGGGCGCCGAGCACGGCGGCCGGGGCGTACTCGAGCGCGGCGGTCATTTCGCGTTACCGCCCCGGTCGGCCCACGCCCACACGCCGCCCCCGGACCCGCGGGTGTACGTGCACACCTTCCCGGCCTGGTTCGTGTAGATGATCATGACGCGCCCGGCCGGGTCGATGTCGATCGCGCATCCGCTCTTGGCGTTCGAGCCCTTATCGACCATATGCCAGGCGCCTTTAGTGTCCGGCCCCTGATAGTAGATCCGGTTATCCGTCCCGATGCATGCCATATAGGGCTGCGGGTCTTTGCCCCAGAGCTTGATTGCTGCGGTCATGTCTGCTTGTCCTCCTGTCGGTGGGGTCGGGGTCGAGGTCGCGCCGCCGAACGCCCGGCGCAAGATCTCGCCGCGCATGTTCAGCCGCACGTCGCACGGGCACGCGGTGTTGACCGCCATCCGGTGATAGCCGAAACCGCGCCCGCCGTTCGAGCTCGCGAGCTGGTTCGGCCAGCCGTGACGGCGGGCGCCCTCGGCGTAGAGCCGGGCTAGGGCGGCGATCATGCCCTCGGTCATCGGTTCGTCGCGGCCCTGCGGGCAGCCCTCGGTCTCGACGCCGACCCAGTTGCTATTGAGGTCCCGGCCATGCCAGGACACTTTCGCCGTGTCGACGTATTGCTCGATCACGCCGGTTTTGCTCACCCAGAAATGCGCCGAGACCTTAGACGCGGGGTTGTTGAAAAACCCGTAGAGCGACCCGTTACCGGCCTGGTGATGGAGCACTAGCCCGCGCTGGCTGGCCAGGTTACCGCCGACGTTGTTACTGATCGGCCGCCACGTCGCGCAGTCGAACCGGGCCATTTAGCCCTCGCCGCCGATCTCGGTTTCGGGGTCGGCGGGCTCGGCGGGGCCTGCGCCGCCGTCGTGTAGCTCGCCGTCATCATCGGGCGGGACTAGCCGCTCATCTTGCTCGGTCATCGCTTTGTCCTCCTCTTAGCGGGCATCGGTTGGACTGCCTCGCCCTCCTCGGTCTCGAGTTGCGGGACGAACGGGATATCGGGGTTGGCTACGGCGAATGAGCCGGATATGCGCAGGTTCCCGCCCACGCCCGCTTGGAGGGCGACGAGCGAAAGCCCCCCGGATCCGTCGATGTAGGTACGCGCGAACCCGGTCGCCGAGGCGGGCGAGCCAAAGTTGGGGGATACCGGCCATGACGTCGCGCGCACGGGCCGGTAAGCGGGCGGGAACGTGAAAAACGCCTGATTGGGATTAGCGGCCGGGACCGATATCGTGCCGATCACCTCGACCATGCTCCGGTCCGCGTTCAGCCGGTATTGCGGCAGGTAATCGCCGCCACCCGGGGCGCCGAACCCGTTTGTCAGCGGGGTCATGGGATGCCACGGGTCGAGGTCCAGCTCGGCGGGCGGGCCGGGCGGTCCCTGCGGTCCCTGCGCGCCGCCCGGCCCGGGGTTGCCCTGGGGGCCGGGTGGCCCGTCGGCGCCGGGCGGGCCTTGCACGACGCCGGGGTTAAGCCACGGGCCGCCGATGGCGATTTCGCTAACGAACGTCCAGAGTCCCCCGGTCGGCTCGTAAATCAGCGACCAGCCGACCTCGAGTTGTACCGGGCCGGGCGGGCGGCCGGATCCGTCCCAATCGGCATCGATGAGCCCGTCGGGGGGCAGCTCGGCGGGCGCGCGGTTAACGAAACTGCCGACTATCAGCGTGGTCTGACCGGGGGATCCGGGCGGGCCGGGCGGCCCGACCGGGCCGGGCGGGCCGGGCTCGCCGCCCCCGCCGCCGCCGCCGTAATCCTGGTCGAGCGGTATCAACTGCATCTGCGCGGAGATGATCGCCCCCGCGGGCACCCGGACCAGGCCGAGCCGGACCCCGGTGTAATCGCCTGCGGGCAGCACGGCGAGCCGGTATGTCGCCGTGTCGGGGTCGGTGATGACCGCCCAGATTTCATCCTCGCGGTTTTCGGCGCCGCCCTGCGCGGCCTGGACCTCGACGTCGACGTCCGACGTGATCACGGCGACGGTCCCGTCTCCGCACTGCGCGAGGGCGAGCCAGCCCGGGTCGATGTTGATACCGAGCCCGAGGGCGGGCGATAGCCGGACCGGCGTCACGATGCCGACCCGCCGCGCCGCGAGCGCGGTAATCACCTGCCGGTCGTCACGCGCCGCGTACCGGCCCGACTGGCCCCACCGGAGCAACCCGCCCGGCGTGGTCATGACCCGATGTCCTCGACGGTGATCTGTAGCCCGTCGCCCTGGTTAACCGAGCAGTGGTAATAACTGCCCGTGCCCGCGGCCCAGATCCGGCCGTCAAAGTTGCGGCTTACGTGCGCGGCGTTCGGCGGGTGCTGAAAGACCCACTCGACTTCCGCATGAGTCGCGGCGCCGAGCTGCCGGTAAGCGATCACCGCGGCGCGGCCGAGGATAGCGGCCTGCGCGTTCTGTCCCTCGGTACGCGACCCGATGCCAATCCGGCCGTTGAGTGTCTGACCGGACACCATCATCGGTGAGTTAGCGGTAAACCTCGCCCGGTACCACTGTCCGGGCTCGAGGGTAAACGCGCCGGTTACCCACGTGTAGACCCACGCTTGATCCCATGTCTGCTCATTGCGCAGCTCGTTTACCGGCGTGTTGCGCCATTGCATCATCAGCCGCCGCTCGAGCGCGGCAGTGACCGGGCGGATATCCATCTGAGACGAGAGGGTCGCGTTCGGCGGGACGATGATCCGGCCGATGATCAGACCGGCCTGCCCGGCCAAATCTGCCGCGGGGATGACCCGCATCGTCCATGTGCCCTGATCGGGTTGCGGTTCTACCCAGATGACATCCTCGCGGGTCGTCGTCGCCGCGCCGGGGTTAGCGCTCACGGTCTGGTCGGTGCGGGATCCGACTACCGCGCTTGTCCGGTCCCCGCAGTCGGTGACGCCGAACCATCCGCCCGTGATGATCACGTCGAGCCCGGCCCCGGCCCGGGCCACGATCGGCCACGCCAGCCCTACCCGGGACCGGGTAACCGCGGCGATCACCTGCCGGTCATCGATCGCATCGTAAATACCGCCCTGGCCCCATGCCAGCAACCCGCTTGGCTGTTCACTCATCGGGGACCGTCCTTTCTGCCATCGGCCCGGCGTGGAATACGCCCTGTAGCGTCGTGTCGAGCCGGTCGAGGCGCCGGGCGAGCGTCTCGCGCGGCGCCGGGGGCGGGCTCGGCGCGGCGACCGTCCATGTCGCTATGCCGGTCTGCGCGTTGACGTCGATCTCGATCAGGCGGCCCGTGACGTCGAGCCCGCCCGGCATCAGCGGGGTTACCGCCCGGATCGTCACGTCATCGCCGACCCCGTATTCGGTGATCGGGGGCAGCGACTCAGGCGGGCTCGCCGACAGTGCCAGCGTCGGCGCGGCGTAGGTCGCCGCGTTCGTCAGCGCCCGCTCATCGAGCGTCCGTTGGAGGATCGTTCCGGGCCAGTCATCGACGGCATCGAGGCGCGGCAGGTCGGGTTGCGGCCGGGCGACTATGGCGACCGGCCGCGGCGTCTCTGCGGTCGCGTCCTCGGGCAGGTCGCCGACCGCAAACGTATGGGTCCGTAGCTGATCGGAATCCCACGTCGCCCGGTAGCCCAGGGCGCCCCCGGGCACGGTCACGCCGAGCCCGGCGCCCGAGGATCCGACCCGCGGGTACGCGCACCGCAGCACGCATTCGGGCCGCCCTGCCGGGCTCATCCGGTATTGCGCCCGGAATTCCGGGCCGTTGAGCACGTTCGCCAGGTTGATAAGCAACTGCGCCCGCGAGGTCGACTCGAGATACTCATACTGACGGGTGCGGATGAAACCGGGGCCGGGGTCGCCCTCCCAAAAACAGCCGACGGCGGTCGCGGGTCCGGCGAGTTGATAGGCGAGGTCGACTTGATCCATCGTCCACGGGATGCCCATGCGGATGTCCCACTGTCGGCGGGCGAGGTAGCCGGGCAGCTCGGTCAGCGTGATATTGGCCCACGCCGCGCCGTTCTCGTCGGTGATGCCGGTCGGGACGCCGCACCAGTAGGGCTGATTGTCGTAGAACGCCCATAGCCGCCACGACCATAGGCGGCGTAGCCGGGCCTCATCGATCCCGCAGGGGAGTACGACGGTCGCCTGACCGTGCCCGAAATTCGACAGCCGGGACGTGCATGCGAACGCCGATACGTCGACGTTGCCGAGCGGCACGGGCTGACGGTTGACCGGGATCAAGTCATCGATGTAGGGCATCGTGTCGGCCCAGAATGTCCACGCGCCGGGCAATGGCACGACGGGCCGGGGCTCGAGCAGCGTTACAGCCATGCGGACCGCCACGCCAGCGTGACCGACCCGTATCCGGCTGAGTAGAGAAACCAGCGGGCCGACGATTGCGGGGCGACCGTGATCGACCTCGAGCCGGGCAGCACGAACGACGCGCGGGATAGCCCCCCGACCGCCGTCGCGGTTACCGTCGCCGTCGCGACCAGTATTTGCATTTGCTCGGCGATCGGGGCTAGCCGGATCTGCGCGCCCCCGGCGCCGACGAGGCGGGATTCGGTGAGGTCGCCCTCATAGAGCGCGAACACGGGCGCGGCGGTGTTCCCCTCATTCGCCAGCGTCCCGCTATTGGGCACCTCGGATGAGGCGTACCGCCATTCGTAGGCGCGGGTGTATATCCGGCCCGTCGTGATGTCCGCTGAGATGTTGGTCAGCCGGTGAGACTGCCAGCGGGAGTCGTATAGGCACGGGTCCGCGGCGGTCACGGTCACCTGATAGCGGTACAGCTCCGGGCCGTGCCACGTGTGGTGCAGTGGCTCGGTCCCGGCGCGGACGTCGGCGGTCAGCGTCCGGCCGCGCCCGCCGATCGCCAGCTCGGCGGGATCCCGCGCGGCGGTCCGGCCGACCAGGGCATCACGGAAACTGCCGAGGGCCTCACGCGGCCCGGCCGCCGCGCCGGTTATGACGATCGTCCGGGGCCCGAGGGTCTTCGGCCCCCAGGCGGCCCCGTCGGCGATCGAGCGTTGCGCGTCGTGCCCGTCGACCGGGGGCGAGTCGAGCCAGCCCTCGACCTTCTCGACCACGGCACACAGCCCGGATTCCTGGTCGCCCGTGTTGAGCGGTAGCCCGTCCCACTCGACCGGGATCAACCCGCCCGCACCGCCGCCCGAGGGGCCGCCGCCGTCGGCGTAAGACCAGTCGAACCCGCGGTCGTATCCCCGGCCGGGGCCTGCGGCCAGCGCGGCGAGCAGCGGCGCCGGGGCGGTCATGACGCGACCCCGGCCGCTTGCGCCCAGGCCAGTTGGCGGGACACTTTCGCGGCGAGCTGTTGCTCATCCATCCCGGCCGACGGGTACACGTTGACCGTGACGCCGCCGAGCCCGCCGCCGAGCCCGGCCAGCGACCCGCCGCCGAACGACGCCGACCCGCTGATACCGACCGACGGAACGTCAAACGTGGCGGTGCGGCTTTCCCGGTCCCATCCGACCTCGAGCCCCCGGATAAGCTCGCGGCCCATCTCGATCGTCAGTTTCGACGGGCTGCCGATCTTGAGCGCGGACGATAGCGCCCCGGATATCCGGCTAGCGACGCTCGAGATAGTCGACATGACCGCCCCCGCCGCGCTGTTGATCCCGGCCTGTAGCCCGGACATGATCGCCGCGCCGCCCGCCCGCGCGGCACTGACCGCCGACGCGAGCCCGCTCGACACGGCGCCCGAAACCTGGCTCATGGCCGAGCGCATGGTCGAGACCATGCCGGATCCGGCCGACCGGATCGCCGACGTCATCGCCGACGTCGCCGAGCTGGTGATCGACCGGGCCGTATTCCACCCGGACGAAACCGCCGAGCTTATGCCGGACATGGCCGAGGAAACCGCCGACCGGGCCGCGCTGAATCCGGCCGACACGACCGACCGGATTACGCCGACCGCCGCGGCGATCGCCGACGCGACCGCCGAAAACGCCGCGCCGAGGGCCGACAGCATCGACATGAGGGGACCGGCCGCCGCTGCGGCGGCGACAAACGCCGGGATGAGCCCAGGCGACCCGCCGAATATCCAGCGGACTACCGACATGATCGCGTTGCCGAGCCACTCGAGGGCGCCGCGGAGGGCATTGAGGGGATTGAGCACCGCAGCCGCCGCGCCGATGATCCCCGATAGCGCGGACGAAAACCGCTGGATCGGCTCGACCGGGATTAGCTCGACCAGGCGCCCGAGAACGGACATAAGCGCCGTAAAAGCGATCGCGATTATCCGTAGCTGCACGGCGAGCAGACCGAACGCCACCGTCAGCACGCCGCCGACTAGCGCGCCGATGGGACCGAGCAGCGGCGCGAGCCGGGACAGGATCGGGCCGAGCACGTCGCCGAGGGCGCGGCCTATGTCGAGGATGGGCGGTAGCAGATCCTTGACCCCAGCGGCGACCGCCTTGATGATCGGCATGAAAAATGAGGCCAGCCCCTTACCGACGGCGAGTAGCCCGTCGCGGAATTTCGCCGACGTCGCCGTCACCAGCACGAACGCGGCGACCACGGCGGCGATGATCCACGCGACCGGGCCGAGGGCGGCGACCAGCCCCGCCGCGCCGCCCTTGACCCCGAGCATCCCGGCCGCGACCCCGGCCGTCGACTTCCCGAGCGTGACGAACAGCGGGCCGAGCAGCTTGAGCGGCCCGAGCAGATTCGACAGCAGCGTCCCGATGATCGGCAGCCCGCCGAGGGCGCCCGCCCCGGTAAACGCCGCCAGCGCGGCCCCGGCGATGATCAGCGCGGGACCAAATTGCTTGATGATTCCGAGGATCCGGTCGAGGTCGCCGGGCTTAAGGTTCTCGAGCCATGCCGTCCATTGCTTGATCAGCCCGGTAAGCGGGGCGACCAGGCGGCCGACGGCGACGCCGATCGCGTCGAAAATCGGGGACAGCGCGCCCCCGGGGCCGATCGCCTCGCTCAGGGCCTTAGCCAGTTTGTAACCGGCGAGGATCGCCGGGCCGAACGCCGTAACCAGCCCTTGCCCGACCGAGAGCTTGATGTCATCGACTACCCGCTTGAACGAGCGGAGTACCTTACCGGGCTCGGTCATCGCCTCCGCGTAGGCACCCGCGATTTTGTCGCCGTCCTTGAGCACGGCGTTCAGCACCGCTTGCGCCCGCTCGGCCTCAGTCAAGTCTTTCGTCGCCTTGCCGACCGACGCGGCATACTCATCCATGGCCTTACCGGCCATGACGTTAATCCCGGCGTTTCTCAAGACGAGACTGTTCTGAGTCGACACGCCGTGCACCAAATCAGCCAAGACCTCGGTCGAGTTGCGACCGCTGATCACGGCGGCGTCCTGGGCGACCGTGGCGAGCTTGGTCGCGTCGGCCATCTTGAGCTGATTTTGAGCGAACTTAGCGACGAGAGTCTGAGCGGTCCCGGCCTCGATGCCCTGATCACGGATCTGCTTAACCGTTTTTTGCATCTCCGGGTAACTGAGCTTGTTCGCTCGGGCGAGGGCGCGCAGGCTCGCGTCCATCTCGCCGACCCGCGCGGCGGTCTGGAATGACGCGACGCCGAACCCGATCGCGGCAGCACTAGCGGCGCCGAGCCCGGTCGCGACGGACTTACCGACGGCGAGCCCGAAACCGCCGATCGCCTTGAGCCCGGTCGTCATGTGCTGCGCTATCGTCTGCGCCGCCGCCTGGCCTGCCCTCCCGGCGCCGCTTACGACGTCGGACTCGAGCGTGGCGGTATTGCCGCGGACGTCGACCTCTAGCTCACCGTATTTGCTAGCCATCGCGGCGCCTCATTCCGGGCGTGCCCGCGAGGGCCTGTATCGCGTCGGCCCACGTGCCCGCCTTCCCGCCCTCGGCGGCCGGGCCGGGGGGAGGTCCCGCCGAATTACGCGCGGATTGCGCGCGGATACCGGGGCGCGGCAGCGGCCGGGGCCGGGCCGCGTTCTTAGCCCCGTGGGCGCGCAGCGTGACCCATGTCAGTTGGGCGAGCTGGTCGGCGACCACGGCGAGTAGCTCGGCCTCAGTCGACCAGTGCTCGCCGAACCTGCGGGCATACGGGGGCAGCCGCTCGAGCAGCACGGCGACCCGGCGCGTCGAGACTGCCGGGTCGAGCACGTCGACCCCGTAAACCTCCAACATCAGCGCTTCGACGTCCGGGTCGAACCGCGCCGCGCAGGCCGCCCGGAATTTGGGAGGCTCGGCATAGCGGCGGTCGCGCCCATCGACGTAAACAGAAACGTCAGCTCGCCGAGCTTGAGCCCGGCGTCGCATAGCCGGTCATAGTCGGCGCCGATCAGCTCGCCGAGGGCGCCCTCGAGGTCCCCCAGGGCAACCGCGCGGATCGTCTTGAGCGACCATCCCGCCATCGGGGGCACCTCATAACGGGTGCCCTTATACGCGAACGTAAACGGCGCCCGCTCGGCCTCAGTAGCAGCGGCAGCCGACGCCGCCTCGAGGTCGAGCAGCCCGTCGCCGTTCGCGCTGGCCCCGGTCACGCCGCCTTATCGTCAGCGGGTGCGCGGCGCCGGCCGTTACCGGGCGCGCCGTTCGTAGCCGCCGCGGCGGCCGGGCCGACCTGAACCAGGCCGAGCACGCCGCCGTCATCGAGCGCGGACAGCGTGACGTCGAGGGGGACCGCCGCGCCGCTCGAGATATCCATGTCGCCAGCGTCGGACAGCGACGCGCGGCCGAACGACACGCGGAATACCCGGTCGCCGTCCCGCGTGTCGATGGCGACCGCGTACAGATGGCTCGGCGCGTCGGATCGTAGCTCCATCTCGAACGATCCGTCGGTGCCCGCAGTCGGCGGGTCGGCGTCGAAATACAGCGCGAGCGTCCGCGGGTTGAGCTGCCACATCACAAATTGCAAGGTGAGCTGCCGTCCGGTGATAACCGACCGGATCGGGACGCGGGACTGCCACGGCGTGAGGTCTTCGCTATCGGTCGACACGCCGATCGTCGGGCCGTCCTCAGACAGGTACCCGAGTAGGTGCCAATCCGATTCGTCGGCGAAATCATCCGAGGTCGCGTCGGGCGGGTCGGTGCCCGCCTCAGCTATCCAGATTCCGGGGCCGTTCGCCGTCCCGACTTGAACTTCGGTCGGGTCGAGCGCGGGCGCGGCGGGGGTCGTCATGCGGGGTTACCTCCTGGTTTCACTGCCGGACGCGGGCCGGGTGGGCCGTGATCGCGTACCGGGCGACGTACCGCGGGGCGCCCTGATCGGGGAACCAGAATGGTCCCTCGATGACGTCGACGCGGTTAATGACGCCGCCGTGCCATTGAGCCCACGGCAACGCGCAGATGACGCGCCGCGCAGCGTCGGCCCTCGCCGACGCCGACGCGCGGTTATGCGCCCTGATATCGACTTGGATGCTGACCGTTGTCAGCCAGCCGGGCGGGTCGCCCCGGCTCGCGGTGTAGGCCCACGTGATGACGCCGCCGAGCGGCTTGATCGCCTCATAGGCGAGGGCCTCGACGTCGGGCGCCGGGTAGGACAGCACGGGATCCGCGCCGGGGGGCAGCTCGACCACGGGGCCGCTCACGACAGCGTTTTCTGGTTGCGGATGATCTCGGCTTGAACCTCGGGCGGCAGCCCGTCGAACCACTCGGCGTAGGCGCGGTAACGGCGCACGATCGCCCGCCATAGGCCGCGCATCACGCACCCGCCAGCGCGCGGCCGAGCATGGCCCGGGGCCTCATCTTGCTCGTGCCGTACTCGACGTAACGGGCGTACCGGACCCCGTTCGAGACCGAATAGTGCCCGTCGCCGACGCGGGCCACCCGCCAGCCCGCCCGCAGGGCGCCGGTCAGCACGGGCGTATAACCGGCGACGTCGCCCTTGAACCGCTCGGCGATCTCGCCGACGCCGGGGTCGACCTCACGCATCGGGGCCTGCGGGTCGGTCACCCTAAACCCGGCCATCAGGCGATCCCGAGCACGCGGTGATCGTGTTCGTAACGCTCGATCTCGACGTCGAGCCGGGGGATCGCCGCCGCGCCGTAGGGGGCGCCCATCCCGCTGTCGGGCACGGGCAGCGACCCGAGCGGCAGCGGGCGGGCCGCGGCGGCGCGAGCGCACCGCCGCAACATCGCCATTTTCAGCTCGGCCGGATACGGATCCGGGATCGCGCAGTCGCTCGCCTGTACCGCCGTCTCGGCGGCGAGGATGTCGCCGAGCTGATCGTCGGGCAGCTCAAAGTCTGAGATGCCGATCCACTGCCGGACCTCATCGAGAGTCGGCGGGCCGCTCATCACGGGTACCAGACGAAAACCATGTCGGGGTAAACGGTCTCGTAGTAGCGCTTGATCTGCTCGCCGATTGCGAGCCGGACGGACCCCGCTAGCTCGAATGGGCCTCGGTATCCCCACGTGCCAGGGCTGAAAGCGAAATCATTCTTGGGCGGAACGAACTCGGTGTGCCGGTAGCACCGGACGGTCCTGCCCGTCGCCATATTCACCAGGAAGTAGACGCACACAACCCAGAGCACCGCTGGCTTGTCATCCGAGATCCCGTAATCATCCATCCACTTTGCAGCGTGAATGTAGCAGGTGATGCGCTCGCTGCTAGTGGTGGTCTCGTCGGCCACTGCGCACCCCTACGTCCGGGCGCGAGCTGCGCCGGGTCCGGGGGGGCCTTGCGGGCCTGGGGGGCCTTCCGGGCCGACCCCGGTTAGGTTCGCCGGGGGCACGGTGCCCGCGCACTTGACCAGGCACGCGGCGTTGGACACGACCACTTTGCCGCGGGCCTCGGCCAGTAGGACGAGTTTGTTCCGCAGGAAGAAATCAGAGTGCGAGTCGGTCATCATGACCTCGACCCGCTCGCGGTCGAAAAAGGTCATGCCCTCGGCGAAGTCGCCGACATACGCGGTCCCCCGGGGGACCTGCGGCACGGCGACCGCGCGCAGCCCCCAAAAGATGGTCGAGACCTGCGCGCCGTCGCGGGTGACGGGCAGGATCGTCATATCGAGCGCGGCCCAGTCGCGGGCGTTGAGCAGCACCGCGTTAGCGGAGTAACCCGCCTCATCGACCATGCCGAGCCCGACGCGCAGCGACTCGAGCAGGATGTCGGCGGGCGTCCCGTAAGCCGGGATATTCGTGTCGGCGGCGAGCGCGGCGGCGGCCTCAGCGTTGATCTTGCGGATGACGCCGCGGCGTAGCTGCGTGTCTACGATCGTCCGCACCATCGGCACGTCCTCGAGGGCCTGCTTGGTGATGCCCTTCCACCATGCGTAGGTCGCCATCGGGACGGCGAGTAGCTTTCCCTCGATCGGGGCCTCGGGCTTGAGCGTGTCCTCGGGCACCTCGGAAGCCATGCCGGTTTCGGGCTGCCAGTAGTAATACTCGACCGAGCCCATCGTCGTAGGCACGACGCCGACCACATCGAACAGCGGCACCCGCAGGGCCGGATCCCTCGGGCCTGACCAGTATTGAGGCGGCGTCCCGATTTCGGTCGTGATCGCGTCCCGCTCCTCGAGGAACCCGCCGTCAATGCGGAAAGGCTGGCTCGACCCGTGCCCGCTGTACGCCTTGAACTGTTCCGACCCGACGAACCGCTGACCCCAGGTCTGCGCCCGCTCCTCGGGCCGCGGCGGGGCCTGGTCGCGCTCCCGGTCACGGGCCGCGGCGGCGGCCGACTCGGCCTCTTGATGCGCGCCGTAGATCTGCACGAACTTAGCGGCGCCTTGCTCGGCGTCGGTCAGCCGTTTGATCTCGGAATCGAGGAACGCGAGCCGGTCGACAATCGAGTCAAACGTCTTGCGTTCGTCGTCGGTCAGGTCGCGCTTATCGGCGGCGGCGGTCGCCTGTAGGTTCTCGAGCACCGCGGCCTGTGAGGTCCGCTCCTCGATCTTGGATTTCAGATACACGTTCGTAGACACGTCGCGCCCTCCCGGCGTCGCTCGCATGATTGCGGGGTCCGCTGGTTCAGTGCTGGGCGCAGCGGGGGCGGCCGGTTCAGTGCTGGGCGCGGTCGCCGTCGTGCTCGAGGGCCTGCCGGTTCAGTGCTGGGCGCGGCGGGCCGGGGTCGGGCGGGCGGTTCAGTGCTGGGCGCGCTCGCCGTCGTGCACCATTCTTGCCAGATAGGCGGCCGAAACGCAACGTTCGGCGAGGGCCGGGTCGTAGGTCACGGCGAGCAGCGCGGCCACGTCGGCGGGCGGGACGCGGACCTCAAGGAGGCGGGGCGCGTCGTAGGCGGGGGTCGACTCGGCCCTCGACAGCAGCGCGACGTGATGCAACGCGGCTTCGGTGATCTCGCGCACGCCCTCGACGGTCCGCTCGGCGATGGGCTGAAACCCGACCGATCCGGCGTTGATCTCGCCGTCACGCGCCCGGGTGAACACCTCCCACGCTTCGGGCGTGTCGTAGAACTTGAGCACGGCGAGCAGCTCGGCGCCGTCTGAGGTGTCCCACGCGACCGGCCGGGCGATCGCCGGGGCGCGGAGCGTCCCCGTCCCGGCCGTGTGCCGGTCGGTAAACGGGATCCGGTCGGCCCGCTCGGTCACCGACTTAGTGAACGCGCCCGCGGCGAACCGCTCCGGGCGCGGCGTCCGGGTCGACGTCTCGCCGTACCGGCAGACCAGCATGACCGCCCGCCGCTGCGCCTCCTCGACCGACCGCACCTCGAGCGGGATCGTCATCTGTTCAGCGCCCATCGCTTAGTCCTCCTGACGCATCGGCGGTAGGTCTTCCATCTCGCGTACCTCATCGATCGTGAGGAATTTCGCGTCGAGCCCGATTTTGTGCGCCTTATAGCGCGTCTCGGTATCGGCCCGGCGCAGCGAGTCGAGATTGATCTTGATCGAGGTGCCGCGGGCAAACTCGGCGTCGAGGGCCGACTCGGCCCGCCGCGCCCACGGCAGCAATGAGAACTCAGCGAACTCGATCATGCGCGACTCGACGTTCGCATAGGTCGAGCGGTCGGTCGCCAGCCCGAGCATGTACGGCGGTATCCCGAAAATCATCGCGATATCGAGCGTCGAGTAATCCCGCATCTGCGCGAGCTGCATCGCCTGCGGGTCGAGCTGGAGCGGGTGAAACTCGGTCGTCGCGTTGAGCACGGCGATTTTCTTGAGCGTCCCGCCGTGCCCGCGCATCCAGTCGGCTTGCACCTCGCGGGCCTTATCGCGGGTGAGGGCCGGGGCGTTCACTTTGAGATACCCGGCCGGGATCCCCCGGCGCAGCATGTTGTACGCGAACCCGCGCACCTCACCCGCGAGCGCGAGGTCGAGGAAATGCGCCTTGAGCACGCCGACGCCGCGCGGCCCCTGCCGCACCAGACCCCGGATCACGATCAGCTCACCCGGCGCGAACCGATAGCCCTCGCCGCCGTTCGCCGGGGGGATCACGTATTCGCCGCCGTCGATGCCGAGGTCGTGCGGGTTGAGCTGCCAGAGCGGCGGCGCCGGGCTGCCGTCGTCGTTGCGGTTCGGGACGTAGATCACGCCCTCGCCCTCCCAAAGCATCGACGTGATCGTCCAGCTCCAAAACTCCATTGCCGACCGGCGCCATTCGGGGACCGGGCCCGCGGCGATGCGCAGATCCCGCCGCTTAGCCTGCGGGTCGGTTATCCAGTCCGGGGCCGGTAGCCGGTCCCGGTCCCGCAGCACCCGCCACGGCATCCCGGCGAGCGTGTCGGCCAGTAGCGACGTGCACCGGGTGACGGCGGCGGGCAGGTTGCGGGGCTCGGTCGCGCCGGGCGGCGGGTTGCCGATCGGGCCGCCCGTCCCGTCGCCCCCGGCCGGTCCGTCCCACCATCGCCACGGCTGGCTTACCTCCCACCCGTCCGGGTCGTTAATCAGCATGTCGCGCCCGTCGGTCCCGGTGTAGACACTCACGCCGGGACCTCGGTATGTCCCCGGGTTGACGTACCCGAGCCGGTTCGGGGGGCGCCCGCCGTGCGGGCCTAGCGGGTGGCTCATACGAACACCATCGGATCCTCGGCCGGTTCGGGGGCGTGCGCCTCAGCCCACATTCCGCACGCCGTAGCGATCAGCGCGAGACCGGCGTCGCCCCGGTCCCACGCCCACGAGCCGCCGGCGCGGCGGCGGCGCGCCGAGCCGACGGCGGCGGCGTACAGCGGGTGATCCCGCAGGGCCACCCGCGGCGGGACCGCCTGGAGCGCGTCGAGCAACTGCCCGGACGCCGCCGACGTGTCACCCGCCGACATGATGACCAGCCGCCCGTCCAGCTCGGCCCGCGATTTGAGCTCATCCGCCAGCCCGCGGGCCGGGCCGGACCCGTCGATGCCGACCGCCGTCGCGTCGGCGTGCCGGGTCATCATCTCGGCGAGGCGCCCGGCGACCCAACCCGCCTGGGGCCGGTCCTCGATCACCTCAGCGACCGCCCCGCCGTAGGCGACGATCACGGCGCGCGAATGATCCTCGGCGACGTCCGCGCCGAACGCCAGCGACCCGGCCGGACCCCGGCGCGTCGCCAACCGCTGATAGGTCCCCTCAGCCAGCACGGGCGGCGACAGCGACGGCACCCACTGGTTAAGCGCCTGCTGGCGAAACGCCCGCTCGCCCGCCTGGTCGCGCTTGCGCTGCACCCACGCGGCGCGCCGGTCGTCCCAATGCGCCTGGGCCGCCTGCCACACCTCGGGCGAGTCGATGTCGAGGTCGGGGTCCGGGGGCGCCGACCACTCGATGAGCAGCACGCCGCCCGGATCCTCGAGCCCGGCGATCGCCCGCGCCCGGTAGGTCATCATCAGGTCCGATTCGGCGGTCCCCGCCGTCGACACTAGCCAGGTTTGCGGCGACTCGGCCTCAGCCATCGCGGGCTCGATCGCGTCCTCGTAAACCGCCCTGGGCACCCGCCAGCCCTCATCGACCAGCGTCGTCGTCAGCGCGAACGAAACCCCGGCCCCGTCGTTCGCCGCCTGGAGCAGCCACCGTGAGCCGTCGCGTAGCTCGATCTGCTGTTCCCCGTTCGCCCACCGGACGCCGAGCCCGGACCGCTGCGCCCACCGGGCCGCGGGCCGCCACACCTCCTGAGCGGCGATCAGCTTATGCGCGACGTGCAACACGGCTTGCTCTTGCCCGCCGAACCGCTCGGCCTGATGGATCCGCCACCCGCACACGATCCGCTCAAGCCACGATTTCCCGGCCTGCCGGGGCGCCGACACGATGACCACGGGCCACACCAGGGCGCCCGCCTCATCGTGCTCGAAGGCGCGCTCGAGCGCGAGCCGCTGCCACCATCGCGTCCCCGCCGACCGCCGCGGGTGCAACCGCCGCGCCTCACCCCACGCGACCGCCTCAGCGCCGTAACTGCCGACCGCCCTCGGGTGCGGTCCCGTCATCAGCCGCGGCCAGCGCGCCGATTCGGGCATCTCGCCCACGCCCGGCCACTCGAGCGCGGGGGTAACCATTCCCGGGACGGCGCGAGCCGCGCCGCTAGCCTCGACCGCGCCCTCGAGGCGGGCGGCGGTTGCTTCGCCCGCGGTCCCACCGGGCGCCCCGCAGCGATCGCCCGCAGCCGCATACGGGCGACCGCCACGCCGAGCCGCGCCCCCGCCGACCTCGAGCACGCGGCATGCTCAGGCGCGAGCCGCGCGTCGGACCCGCCGAGCGCGCGGTCGACCACATGCCCGAGGTGCCACTCATCCCCGACCTCGATCACCTGCCCGCACCGCCAGCACGCACACGGCAGCGACCGCGCGTAAGCCACCCGCAACGCGGCCCACGCCCGGTGATTCGTGTCGAGCAGCGACGTCACGGGCTCGGCCCGTCGCCGCACGGGTCGCCGAGGTCGGCCCGCGGCCCGGTCAGGATCCCGAACGCCGCGGCGATCGCCTCGCCGAGCCGCCCGAACGCCCTGAGCAGCTCGCCCAACTGTTCGGACAGCAGCGCGGCCCGTTCGATCGAACGGACTTCCGTCGAACGGGTGATCGTTCGAAGCGCGACCCCCGGTTTTCGAAGGTCCGCCGCCGAGATCGGTTCGAACACGCCGTCGAGAGGGGATAGGGGGTCTGACCTGCGGTTATGGGCCGTAGGGGGTCGAATCGCGCCGCGCAGGGGAGAGATCTGGGGGGG